CCGGGGCGAGAGCACCGGCGACGTGCAGCGCGACAAGCTCATCGTGGATCTGGACCTGAAGCTGCTGGCCAAGTGGTCGCCCAGATACGGCGACAAGCTCACGCTCACCGGCGACGCCGACAATCCCATCGTGATCGAGGACCGGGGCAGCGAGCTGGCGACCGAGCTGCTGGGCCTCCTGCGCAGCCGGCGCAAGGCGCTCCAGATCGAGGGAAAGCTCGCCGGTAAGCCCGGCGAGAGCCCAACGAGGATTGGCAACGAGGTTTCGCCCAAACCCAAGGCCCAGCCTTGAGGCTCGAGGATCTGACCCACACGCAACTGGCCACGCTGCCGCCCGACGTCCTGCGCTACTACATCTGGCAGGAACGCTGGCTGGACACGGCGCGCCCGGACCAGATCCCCCCGCCGGGCGACTGGACCGAGTGCGGCTACATGGCCGGGCGCGGCTATGGCAAGACGCGCGTCGGCGCCGAGTGGATCGCGGCGCAGGCGATCGAAGACCCGGACGGCCTCGATCGCGCGGTCATCGCGCCCACCTATGGCGACGTGAAGTTCACCTGTTTCCAAGGCCCGGCCGGGCTCCTGAAGGTCATCCCGCCCGAGCTGGTGGTCAACTACAACAGCACCGACCTGATCGTGCAGGTGCGCACCCTGAGCGGCAAGATCGCCACGATCCGCGGCTTCACGGCCGAGAAGCCCGAGCGCCTGCGCGGCCCGCAGCACGCCGACATATGGTGCGACGAGCTCGCCGCGTGGCAATACCCGCAGGAGACGTGGGACATGGCCCTGATGGGCCTGCGCCTCGGCGACCGGCCCCGGATCCTGTGGACCACCACGCCCAAGCCCATCGAGCTGGTCAGGCGCTTGGCCGAGCCCAAGGCCAACCGCTTCCTTGTGCGGGGCAGCACCTACGACAACAAGGCCAACCTGCCGCAGAGCTTCTTCGACCAGCTCGCCCAGTTCGAGGGGACGGTCATCGGCCGCCAAGAGCTGGAGGGCGAGCTGATCGACCCCGAGGAGAGCGGCGTCATAAAGCGGAGCTGGCTGCGTCTCTGGTCGGCCAAGAAGCCGCTGCCGGTGTTCGACTGGATCGTCATGAGCTTGGACACGGCGTTCACCGAGGCGACCACCGACCGCAAGAGCCACGACCCCGACTACAGCGCCTGCACGGTCTGGGGCGGATTTAGGCACAAGGTCAAGATGCCCGATGGCTCGATCGACGAGCGATCGCACGTCCTGCTGCTGGACTGCTGGCAGGAGCAGCTCGGCCTGCCGGAGCTGGTCAAGCGGGTGAAGCGCGAGCTGAACACGGCATACGGCGACGACCAAGACACCGCCCTGATCAAGCCCCTGCTCGGCAGCGCCAAGCCGGTGACGTCGGGCCGCAAGCCCGACATTGTCGTGATCGAGGACAAGGGCAGCGGCATCAGCCTGCGTCAGGTGCTCGACCGCGAGGGCGTCGCCTCATACGCCTACAACCCCGGGCGCGCCGACAAGCTGACGCGCCTGCACATCGTCTCGCCCGTCTTCGCCCGGCGTCAGGTGTGGCTGCCCGAGAGCGACAAGTTCCCGGGCAGGGCGCGGACGTGGACCGACGACCTGCTGCACCAGCTCTGCAGCTTCACGGGCTCAGGCAGCCTGAAGCACGACGACTACGTCGACAGCACCACGCAGGCGATCCGCCTGATGATGGACAAGAACATGCTGTCTGCGGTAAAAGCGAAGACTGAGATCCGCGAACCGGCGCCGCCGCGCACGGTCGTGAACCCCTACGCGGCTTGAGGCATACATGGCTGACGACGACGAGCTGCCCGACGACGACATGCCCGACGACGAGCTCGACAACCAGCCGATGCAGGGCGAGAGCGTCCCGGCGCCGGCCGAGGAGGGCGACGGCGTCGAGGACACGGACGACGGCGGCGCGATCGTCACGCTGGACGAGGACGAGACCGAGCAGGCCAAGAGCCCCGACTTCTACCACAACCTCGCCGAGGAGATGCCCGAGCCCGAGCTCGACAAGCTGGCGTCGCAGTTCCTCGAGCTGGTGGACCGCGACCGCGAGGCGCGCAAGAAGCGCGACGAGCAGTACGAGGAGGGCCTGCGCCGCACTGGGCTGGGCAATGACGCACCCGGCGGAGCTCAGTTCCAAGGCGCCAGCAAGGTCGTGCACCCCATGATGACGGAGGCCTGCATCGACTTCGCGGCTCGCGCCATGAAGGAGCTCATGCCCTCGGGCGGACCCGCCAAGGACTTCATCGTCGGCGAGGTCACGATGCAGCGGGTCAAGAAGGCCCACCGCAAGACGGCGTTCATGAACTGGCAGCTCACGGTGCAGGCGCCCGAGTTCCGCTCCGAGATCGAGCAGCTCCTGACGCAGGTGCCACTGGGCGGGGCCCAGTACCTGAAGATGAGCTGGGACGAGCACCGCAACCGTCCCGGCTTCCTGTTCACGGCCATTGACGACATGTACCTGCCCTTTGCGGCGACGAACTTCTACAGCGCCCAGCGCCGCACGCATGTGCAGTACCTGACGCAGCTCGACTACAAGCAGCGCGTGCGCAGCGGCATGTACCGCGACGTGGACGTGGTGCCGGCCAGCGCCGACCCGGACTTCAGCGAGGCGGGCAAGGCCAACGATAAGATTGAGGGGCGCAGCGAGACGAGCTACAACGAGGACGGCCTGCGCACGGTCTACGAGATCTACGCCATTGCCAGCCTCGAGGGGCAGGACGCCGACGACGACGTGGACGTTGAGCCCGCGCCCTACATCCTCACGATCGACAAGCTCTCCCGCAAAGTCCTGAGCATCTACCGCAACTGGGATGAGCTGGACGAGACGAAGGAGGAGCTGCAGTGGTTCGTCGAGTTCCCGTTCGTGCCGTGGCGCGGCGCCTACCCGATCGGCCTGCCGCACATGATTGGCGGCATCAGCGCCGCGGCGACTGGCGCCCTGCGCGCCCTGCTCGACAGCGCGCACATCAGCAATTCGCAGACGATGCTCAAGCTCAAGGGCGGCACGCGCGGCGGCCAGACGCTTGAGATCCAGCCGACGCAGGTGCTCGAGATCGAGGGCGGCCTGAATGTGGACGACGTCCGCAAGCTGGCAATGCCCCTGCCGTACAATCCGCCCAGCGCGGTGCTGCTGCAGCTACTGGGCGTGCTGGTTGACGCCGGCAAGGGCGTCGTCCGCACGACGCTGGACGACATGGCCGATCAGAACGCCAACACGCCCGTCGGGACGACGCTGGCGCGTGTTGAGCAGGGCATGGTGGTCTTCAGCGCCATCCACGGCCGCCTGCACGACGCCATGGGGCGCGTGCTGCGCATCCTGCACCGCCTGAATGGCATGTACCTCGATGACGAGGACGTGGAGGCCGAGATTGGCGAGGAGCTCGCCACGCGCAAGGACTTCGAGGGCCCGCTCGACGTGGTGCCGGTGTCGGATCCGAACATCTTCAGCGAGGCGCAGCGGTATGCGCAGATACAGGCGATCGCCCAGCGGGCGCAGCTCCTGCCGCAGCTCTACAACTTACGCAAGGTTGAGGAGCGCATCCTCGACACGATGAAGGTTCCGAACTCCAAGGATCTTCTGGTGCCCTCCGTTGAGCCGCACTCCGAGAACGCCGTGTCCGAGAACGTCAAGGCGACGCTGGGCAAGCCCGTCGTGGCCTTCCCGGATCAGGATCACATCGCCCACCTCAAGACGCACCTGAGTTACATGATGAACCCGGCGCTGGGCATGAACCCGCTCATCGCGCCGAGCTACATCCCCGCCATGCTGAACCACATCAAGGAACATATCGCATGGTGGTACGCAGTCTCAGTGTTTGACGTGGGGACTGAGACCACGGGCGAGGACATCGGCGACATGATGAAGGAAAACAAGACGCCCGAGGACAAGCGCGCCTTTGACCGCATGCTGGCCGAGGCCTCGCACCTCGTCTCCGACCGCGCCGTCGGCGTCTTCCAGACCCTGCCGCCCGCCATCCAGAAGGCGCAGCAGATCATGCAGCAGTTCGCGCCGCAGCCGCAGATGGATCCGGCGGCTCAGGCGGCCATGGCCGACATCAACGCCCGCAAGGAGATCGCCGGGCAGAAGGCCCAGCTCGATGGCCAGAAGGCGCAGGCTCAGGCGCAGGCCGATCAGGCGCAGCTCCAGCTCGACCAGCAGGATCTGCAGCTCAAGGGCGCGGGCCTGCAGCAGAAGGCGCAGGAAGCCGCCGCGCGTCAGGCGGCCGAGGCCCAGCGCGCGCAGGCCGAGATTGCGGCGCGCCAGCAGATGAACACCGAAGACAACCAGACTGCCATGCAGATCGCCAACCTCGAGGTGACGAGCGGCGAGAGAATTGCCGTCAGCACCGGCACCGGCATTAACCCGTAGGAGAATGAATATGGCCAAGAACGACAGCAACCCCAAGGGCGCCCCCGTCAAGGGCGGCGACATCATCAACCAGCACAAGCGCATGGCCATGGGCCTGCCGATTGAGCCGATGAGCAAGGCGCCGACGAAGAAGACGCCTGCTTGAATATCGCCACACTGCTTCGGGTTATCGAGGACGCGCAGGCATCGCTTGCGAGAGATACCCTGAAGCAGCCTACCGGACGTGACGTGTTCGACTATGGACGCGCCGTCGGGATGTACGCCGGACTTGAGCACGCCAAGGACCTCGTCATCGGTCTCGTGGCGGAACGGGAACGGAAGGACTTTGACCTTTAACCATAACTTGCAAGAGGGAGCACCAATGCAAGCCAAGAAGATAGCCGACATAGACGAGGCCTTTCCGGCCTGTGACCCGGGCGTTGCGCCGTTTGGCAGCCGCGTTCTAGTTCAGATCAGGACGGCCAAGAGGACCACCTCGGGCGGCATCATTCTGGTGGCCGAAAGCCGCGAGATTGAGCACGCCAACACCCAAGTCGCCAAAGTCGTTAGCGTGGGCAGCTTGGCCTTCAAGAACCGTAACACCATGGAGAGCTGGCCAGAGGGCTCGTGGTGCGCGCCCGGAGACTTCGTGCGCGTGCCCCGCTACGGCGGCGATCGGTGGACGGTCAAGACATCAGACGACGAAGAAGCCGTGCTGGTGATTTTTAACGATCTCGACCTAGTAGGCAAGGTGACCGGCGATCCGCTGGCCATCAAGGCCTTCCTATAAGGCTGCAAAGGAGAGCCGGTCATGGCTGACGAAAAACTGATTGAGACTGACGAAGACGAACTGGTAGCCGTAGAGACGCCCCCCAAGGACGAGGGCAAAACAGAACCGAAGGCGGAGGCCGAGGCGGAAGCCGAGGAGGACGACGAGGAAGACGACAAGGAGGAGGAGGGCGACGCGCGCCTCGCTGAAAGTCAGGACGACAGCGACGACGACGTATCGCCCAACCGCCGGCGGCGCCTGAAGAGGCGCGAAATCCGCAAGCGGGCCAAGGACCACGCCGAGCGCGAGCTTCATTTCCTGCGCGAGCAGAACAATGAGCTGATGCGGCGCGTGTCCGCCGTCGAGGGGCACGCCCTCTCGACGAACGCCCAAACCCTCGACCAGCGCATGCAGGAGGCCCTGCGCGATGCCCAGCAGGCCGAGCAGATCATGGCTCGGGCGGTCGAGGCGGGTAACGGCGACGACATGGCGACGGCACTGCGCCTGCGCGATGAGGCCAACCGGCGCGCGTGGGACTTGTCTCAATCGAAACAGAAGGTTGAGCAGGTCCGCCAGCAGGCGGCCAACCCCGGCCCGGATCCGCGCGTGCGGTCTCTGGCGCAGGAGTGGCTGACGGCCAACCCGTGGTACGACGCCAGCGGGCGTGATGAGGACAGCCGCATCACCAAGGCGATCGACGACGGTCTGGTATCTCAGGGCTACGACCCCAAGACGCCCGACTACTGGCACGAGCTGACACGTCGCGTGTCCACTCGCTTGGGCGGCGCTCCGGCCGAACAGGAAGACGAGGCCCCGGCTGCGCCCGCGGCACAGGCACGCCGCAAGGCTCCGCCCACGGGAAACAGCCGTGAGCATGCGCCTCCGTCGACGCGCAAAGAAGTCTATGTGACACCAGAACGGAAACAGGCTATGATTGATGCTGGAGTGTGGGATGAGCCCGCGCTTCGGACGCGCTATCTCAAGGCGTATCAGGCCTACGACAAAACCTCGGCACGCTAAAGGAGCGAACCAGATGAACGTAGATGATCGCCTTAAGAAGGAACTCGGTGCCAGTCGCCGTACCCGTGAAGCCGAGGAACGTAAAGTTACCGAGGACCGCACGGTTAGCGATGACGACAGGCTGGAGATGTTCCGTCAGCAACTGTTTAATGATGCATTGCCGGACTTACCCGACTTGCCCGGGTATCACTCAATCTGGCTCACGACTACCAATCCGCGTGACAGTATTCATCGCCGCATCCGTCTCGGTTACGAGCCGATAAAGCCTGAAGAGATCCCCGGACTGGAATATGCGTCCGTCAAGACCGGCGAATGGGCCGGTTTTGTGGGCGTCAACGAGATGCTCGCGTTTAAGCTGCCCATGAGCTTGTACCAAAAGTTCATGCAGGAAGCTCACCACGATGCGCCGTTGCGTGAGGAAAACAAGCTGGCTGAAACCGCAGAGATCATGCGGGAGCAGGCGGCTCGTGTCGGAGGAAAGTTGATCGAGGGCGACGGTATGACGGACATGTATGAACCCGCTCCCCGTCCCACGGCTTTCAGCTAAGGGCTGGGGTAGTTCAACCCAACCAGAGGAAAATGGCTTATGTCTTCAGTCTCCCAGCCGTTTGGCCTTCGTCCGTCTTACTCGCCGAGTGGTGTGGTCCGTCCCACCGCTTTCACGATTGAGAACGGCTACGCGGCCAACATCTACCAGAACCAGCCGGTTCGCATTGCCCCCAGCACGGGTGCAGGCGAAGTCGAAGGTACCCTTGTCGCGTCCGCCGTCGGCGCCGCGTTCATTGGCACCTTTCAGGGCGTTGAGTGGACAGACAGCGACGGTCGTCGCCGCGTGTCCAACAAGTGGACTGCCTCGCAGTATGCGGCCGAAGTGGTTGCCTACGCGACACTGGATAGCACCATCATCTACGAAATCCAGTCGAACGCCACGCTGACAGTCGCCAGCATCGGCAAGCAGTACAACCTCACCGCCATCAGCGGAAACACCACCACGGGCCTCTCCTCGCAGATGCTCGACACTGGTACTTCCGCCGCAAACGCGTCGCTTCGTGTCATCGGCATCACGCCGGGCCCGAACAACGCTTGGGGTGACGACTATGTCATCGTTCAGGTCCAGATCAGCGAACATCAGAATGTCGCTGACGCGGCCGCATACTAAGAAAGGAGCCCTGAACCATGGCTACCCCAATGCGCAGTACCGACTTTCGTTCAATCGTTGAACCGATCCTGAACGAAGAGTTCGACGGCATCTACACGCAGCGTGCAGATGAATATGCCGGCGTCTTCAAGACGTTTAACGGCATCCCGCGTAACTACCACGAAGAACCCGTCCTGTATGGTTTCGGCGCTGCGCCGGAACTCCCGGACGGCATGCCTGTCACCTACCAGTCGGGTGGCGTCCTCTTTATCCAGCGTTATGTGTACCGGGTGTATGGCCTTGCCTTCGCCCTGACCAAAGTGCTGGTGGAAGATGGCGACCACATTCGTATCGGCCAGACCTACGCCCGTCACTTGGCGCAGTCCCTGATCGAGACCAAGGAGACCCTTGGCGCCAACATCCTGAACCGTGCCTTCAACTCGGCTTATGTCGGTGGCGATGGCGTGGAACTGGTGGCGACGAACCACCCGATCGCCAATGGTACTTTCAGCAACAAGCTGAGCACTGCCGCCAACCTGTCGCAGACGTCTCTGGAACAGCTCCTGATCCAGATCCGCAATGCGGTGGACAATAACGGCAAGCGCATCCGCCTGACGCCGAAGAAGATCGTCGCTGGTCCCAGCAACGTCTTCCAAGCCGAAGTGTTGCTGAAGTCTGCCTTGCGGGCCGGTACGGCTGACAACGACATCAACCCCGTCAAGTCGATGGGGCTGCTTGCCGATGGTCAGGCGAACCTGTCGCGTATCACCTCGACCACCGCGTGGTGGATCCAGACTGATGCGCCGGAAGGTCTGAAGCTGGCCATGCGCCGTGGGCTCGAAAAGTCCATGGAAGGCGACTTCGAAACTGACTCCATGAGGTACAAGGCCACCGAGCGTTACAATTTCGGATGGACTGACCCGCGTGGCGTATTCGGCACGCCGGGTATCTAACCCAACTGAGACCCGAGCTGGCCCAAAGCTGGCTCGGGTCTTACTTCTCATCCGGGGAAAACCCAGCTCGCTAGACCGCCCCGGCGGACGATGCACAGACTATCGAGCTACTTGTGCATAAAGGAACATGATCATGGCTTCCACCACCTTTTCGGGTCCAGTCACTTCGCTGAACGGCTTCATCGGCGGCACCTCGACTGCCCCCATCGCCGTCACCACGGCCGGTAACATCAACAGCTCGTACGCGACCACTTCGGCCGCCACCGGCGACACCCGCCTGAGTTACAACAAGCTGACCTTCACCTCGACCGGCTCCGGCGAAACCATTCGCGCGTTCTCGGTTGTGACCGGCGTGGCCGCCGCGACTGGCGGCACGATCAACGGCGCGCACATCTCGCTGTCGATCGACGCCCCGGGCACCATCTCCGGCTCCGCTCACGCCCTGCGCGCTACTCTGGGCATGGGCGCTCTGGCGGCTCCGGGCGGCACCCTGTCCGCGCTGAACGTCGACAGTGATCTGGCCGCCAACTGCACGGTTCCCGCCTCGGCCGCGTTTATCCGCGTGACCAACTCGGGCACCAAGGTTCTCGCAAATATGATGGCTGTCCCCTCTCCTGCCGTGGCCGGTGCGTTCCGCGCAGCGGTCGGCAGCCCCGTGGTTACTCACACCATGCCGGTGTTGAGCGCCAACGGGACGACCTACTACATCATGTGCTCGACGGTAGCCTAGCATGCAGATCGACAAGAAGTTTCTGCAGGAAGAACTCCAGAAGATGGAGGCGCAGCGCAACCACGCACACGACGTGGCAGTGGCGGCGCAGGCGGCGGCCGATGTCCTCAAGGCATTGATCGCGCGCTTGGATCTCCCTGAAGAGCCCGTCGAGCTGGCTACAGATCAGTAACGGAACGACTTGTAGGCCGCTGCGCTAATCCGCGGCGGCCGACAGTCTACAAGAGGACTGGCCTATGCGCCCCATTCAGAAGAACATTACCGTCACCGGTGCATCCACCGGCGCGTGGTATCCGCTGGACATCTACAACCCGAACCAAGTCACGACGATTTCCGTCAACCTCCTCAGCGGATCGGCCAACTACTCGGTCGAGTACACGAACGAGGATCCCTTCGACACGACCATCACGCAGCTCGCGCAGGCTCATCCGGTTGCCGCGCTGACCGGCGCGACGGCCAGCCAGACGGCGTTCACGACGACCCTGATGCGCGCCGTGCGCCTCAATACGGCGTCTGGCACCGGCGAGCTTCGCCTGACCGTCACTCAGCAGTCCACCGTGTAAGGACGCGCCTATGTACGACCTGCCGTTCGACCTCATGGTTCGTCGTGCCACTGCCGACATAGCCGACGCCTTGACTACGCCTCCGCCGGCGCCGCCTGCGCCCGGCGCGCCCCCGGGCATGGGCGCTCCGCCCCCCGGCATGCCTCCGCAGGGCATGCCTCCGCAGGGCATGCCTCCGCAGGGCGTTCCTCCGCAGGGCGCTCCCCCGCAGCCGGCTATGCTCCCGAGGGGCGGCCTGTCTCCGCAGATCATGGCCATGCTTCAGCCGGGCGCCCCTCCCCGCTCGTTCAAGACCGGCGGCAGCGTGTCGTCTGGGCCGCCGGACATGACGGATCAATACAACACCGATCTGTCACCCGAGGACGAGGCGCGCTTTCAGGTGGCGGCCAAGGGCCGCATGCGGGATCTGGCCGACTACGACCTGCGCGGGGCCTTCAAGGCCAAGGCCATGCCGACCAAGCGCGGGCAGCACGGTACCGACCAGTTCAAGAAGCCCAGCCACCCGACCTTCAGCGACGAGAGCCAGTACGACACCGGCACCGGCGGCCACTGGGGCCGCGAGGGCGACCGCGACACCTTCACGCCCGGCCCCGGCAACATGAAATCGCAACAACTCCGCCAGTATTTTGAGGAGCGCGAGCCCAATGCCAAGCTCATCGAGCCCCAGCGTTTCGCCGCCGGTGGCGGTGCGTGGACGCGCAAGGAGGGCCAGAACCCCGAGGGCGGCCTGAACGCCAAGGGCCGCGCCAGTCTCAAGGCGCAGGGCCACGACATCAAGCCGCCGGTCAGCTCGGCGATGGCCGCCAAGAGCCCCAAGGCCGCGGCTCGCCGCAAGAGTTTTTGCGCTCGGATGACAGGCATGCCGGGTGCGATGAAGGACGAACAGGGACGCCCCACCCGCAAGGCGCTCTCGCTCCGTAAGTGGGACTGCTAAAAAGGACACGCAACATGGTCAAGTACGTCAAAGATTTTGAGTTCTCCTCCTCCGGCCCGAAGCTCGTTCGCGGCTACATGCGCGGCGGATCCTGCAGTGGCTACGCCAAGGGCGGCGCGACCAAGGCCCCCGTGGGCGCGGTTAAGATCGGCGTGGTCATGAAGGAGTTTGGCAAGGGCAAGCTGCACAGCGGGTCCGACAAGGGCCCGCTGGTCAAGAACCCCAAGCAGGCCATAGCGATCGGCATAAGCGAAGCCCGCGACGCCGGGGCCAAGATCCCGGTGAAGAAGCAGATGGGCGGCCTGATGGCGAAGCCGGACATGGGCGCTATGACCGATGCCGAGGCCAAGCGCGCAGCGGGCCGCTCGATGTCGTACCTCTCCCCGAAGGGGAAGGCCTCGCTGGCCAAGGCCCTGACCCGCGCGCAGTACGACGCCATGATCGCCGCGCAGGCTGCGGCCGACGCCGTCCGCAGCAAACCCGCCAGCGCCATGACACCGGCCGAGCGCGCGCGGATCTCCGGCGGAGAGGGCGTTGACCCCAAGACAGGCAAGCTCTTTGGCCGTCCCTACAAGAAGGGCGGCAGCGCCAAGTGCTAAAGCGAAGGGGCGTTTAGCTTGTCGCTGAACACCCCTTCCACTATAGTCACCACGCCAGAGATGCCTGCCCCCCGTGGCAGGCTGCTGCCTTAGACAGCGAGCAGGATCTTATGGCCTTTTCAAACACAGTCTCGAAGACCGTTTTCAACACCGGGCGGGTGATTGATAACGCATTTCGGCGCTGCAAGTTGACTGCGGAACAAATCACGTCCGAGTACGTCGACATCGCCAACGACCAGCTCTACCTGTTCCTGAGCGATCTGGCCAATCAGGGCGCCCCGCTCTGGTGCATCGAGAAGCAGATCTACCCGCTGTACGACGGCGTGGGCGACGTCACCACGACGGACGGCACCGTCGACATCCTGAACGCGAACCTACGCTACCTGCAGGAAGTCACCGGCACGAACTTCGACACGTCCACCGAGCGCAAGGTGTACTTCACGTCGCCCTCCTTCGTGACGAGCGTGGGCATCTTCTGGGCGGCGGCCTCCGTGCCGCTGATCTTCGAGCGGTCAGACGACGACATCACTTGGGTGGAGGTTCAGAGCGAGACGCCCGTCGCGGTGGCCGGCGAGAAGACTTGGTACGACCTCGACAGCAGCGTCGCCAGCACCTACTTCCGCGTGCGTGCCACGAGCGGCACGCTCTCCTTCAGCATGATTTATCTGGGCAACACGCCCACGCAGATCCCGCTGGCGCGCATGAACCGCGACGACTACACGAACCTGCCCAACCTGTTCTTCCAGTCCAATCGCCCCCTGCAGTATTGGTTTGACCGTCAGGTCAACAACCCGATCATGCACCTGTGGCCAGTGCCGAACGACGGCGCGTCGACGTACCAGATCGTCCTGTGGCGCCAGCGTTACATCATGGACGTCGGCACCATGACGCAGGAGCTGGAGATCCCGCAGCGTTGGTACGAGGCGATCGTCGCCAATCTGGCGGCCAAGCTGGCTCTGGAGATCGTCGAAGTCGACGGCGCCATGATCCCCATGCTCGACGCCAAGGCGGCGCAGGCCCTGAACGTGGCCCAGATGGAAGAGCGCGACAACTCGCCGATGATGATCGCGCCGAACATTTCCATGTATACGAGGTAGCCGATGGAGGGCTACATCGACACCCGCGGCTTGGCCTACATCGGCATCGGTATTTGCGATCGCTGTAGCCGCAAGTTCCCGATCGTCGACCTGCATCGCGACCCGAACTTTCCGGGCCTGCGCGTGTGCGTGGCCGACCTCGACGTGCTGGATCCGTGGCGCGAGCCCGCGCCCTCGCCGGAGGTCATCTCCCTGCGCTTTCCGCGCCCCGACGTGGGGCTTGAGTAGATGCCCAAGTACCTCAACACGCGCGGCAACACGAACCTCGCCATCGGCATCTGCGGCCGCTGCAGCCGCAAGTTCCCGATCGGCGACCTCATGCCCGACAACAACTACCCCGGCCTGCGCGTGTGCGAGGACGACCTTGACCAGCTCGATCCCTACCGCCTGCCGGCGCGGCAGCCCGATAACATCCTGCTGCCGTTCCTGCGGCCTGACACGCCGCTCGGCACGAACCCGAATGGTCTCGTCACGCAAGACGACAATTATTTCCTTATCGTCGAAGAAGATCAGGAATATCTTGAGCCATGACTGACGTACCTAGCAATCTAGTCCCGACGCGGATCACGCAGCTCCCGGAGTATCTGGGCGTGGATACCACGGGCTACATGCCCTACGTCTACGGCGGCATCACCTACAAGGTGCAGTTCAGCAACATTGCGGCCGTGGGCGCCGTGCCCTCCAGCCGCATCATCGCCGCGGGCACGGGCCTGACGGGCGGCGGCGACCTGTCCCAGAACCGCGTGATCTCCGTCGCCAACGGCGGCATCGGCTACACGCAGCTCGACGCCACGGGCGTCGTCGCCGGCACCTACGGCACCGCGTCCAGCGTTCCGCAGTTCTACGTCGACGCCAAGGGCCGCATCGACAGCGTGACCGAGGTGCCGATCGTCCTCTCGGGTTATGTCCCCGACACGCGCACCGTCACCGCAGGCACGGGCCTGACCGGCGGCGGCGCGCTGTCCGGCAACATCACACTCAGCGTCAATTTCTCGTCGGCCACGCCCCAGTCCCTTGGCCCGGCGACGGCAGGAATAGGTACGCAGGCCTCTCGGGAGGATCACGTTCATCCTGCCGTAGACTTGGCCAGCGCCACAGAGGTTCAGGGCGTGCTCCCCTTGGACAATGGCGGCACTGGCAATAGTCTGTCCCCTATTGCTGGTGCCGTCGTCTACTCGACGGACGAGAAGTTTGCCCTGACGAACTCAGGCAGCGCGGGCCAAGTTCTAATCTCCGCCGGCGGTTTCTCGGCCCCCGTGTGGACGTCGGTGTCTAGTCTCGTCGGGCCCACCGGGCCCACGGGCATGACTGGGCCCACAGGGCCCACGGGTATGACAGGGCCCACGGGGCCTACGGGTATGACAGGGCCCACCGGGCCCACGGGTATGACTGGGCCCACAGGGCCCACGGGTATGACAGGGCCCACCGGGCCTACGGGTATGACTGGGCCCACAGGGCCCACGGGTATGACTGGGCCCACAGGGCCCACAGGGCCCACGGGTATGACCGGAGCGACAGGGCCCACGGGCGATGTCGGGCCCACGGGGCCAACCGGCGCACAAGGTACTTCTTCGAGCCTATTCCTGTATCAGGCGCATACTACGACAACCTCCGGCGATCCGGGGACGCAGCATGTGCTGTGGGACAACGCGACGCAGAACACGGCGACGCAGGTCAACATCAGCCACCTGACTGACAACAACATAGATATTGATATTTTCCTTGCCCTTCTCCAGACGGGCGAAAGCATCACGATCCAAGATCGTAACTCCAGTACACAATATCAGACCTTCCTGATCACTGCCGCGCCAACAAACATTAATCCGGGTTTGCCCAACAGCTATTGGACTGTGCCGGTCTCCAACACTGCTTCTGCCGGTGGAAATTTCAGCAATAATCAAGCGATCTTCTTGGCCGTGGTTTCTGGCATTACGGGCCCCACCGGCGCCGCCGGGCCCACAGGGCCGACCGGAGCGGCGTCCACTGTTGTGGGGCCCACAGGGCCGACCGGAGCGGCGTCCACTGTTGTGGGGCCTACCGGCCCGACTGGGCCCACGGGCTCGCCCGGGTATATCGGGCTTGATGGGCCCACCGGGCCCACAGGGCCCACGGGCTCAAACGGCTCTAACGGAGCCACCGGGCCCACAGGGCCCACGGGCTCAAACGGCTCTAACGGAGCCACCGGGCCCACAGGGCCCACGGGCTCAAACGGCTCTAACGGCGCAACCGGGCCCACAGGGCCCACGGGCTCAAACGGCTCTAACGGCGCCACCGGGCCCACAGGGCCCACGGGCTCAAACGGCTCTAACGGAGCCACCGGGCCCACCGGGCCCACAGGGCCCACGGGCTCAAACGGCTCTAACGGCGCCACCGGCCCGACCGGGCCCACGGGCGCGACCGGCGCGGCGTCTAGTGTTGCGGGGCCGACTGGCCCGACCGGAGCCACTGGCCCGAACATCCTCACGGCCAACAGCACGACCACGAGCGGCTTCACTAACGGATCGCTGCCCTACTCAGACGGCTCTCTAGTTCAGGCGACTGCGGCTGGCGTAGTCAACGGCTACCAGTTCCTTCAGTCTGCCGGTGCGGCCTCCCCGACTTGGGTCCAGATCAACTCCTTCAAGGACGTTGCCACGGCCCCCACTACCCCGACGCCCATCGAGGGTGACCGGTTTTTCGATAACACGACGGGTATCGACTACACCTACATTACCGATGTTGATGGCTCGCAGTGGGTTGAGACCTCGGCCACGGGCGCGGCGTCCAACGTCTACACCAAGACCACGTTCACGGCGACGGCTTCGCAGACCACGTTCACCCTGAACTACAACGTCGGCTATGTGGACGTGTACCTGAACGGCGTGAAGCTAACGACGAGCGACTACACTGCCTCCAGCGGGACTACCGTTGTTTTGGCCGTTGCCGCTGCCCTGAACGACATCGTTGAGACTATTGCGTGGACGACATGGGCCGTGACCAACACGGCTATCGGCGCGGGTACTGGTACGTCTCTGGCCCTGAACGGGGCCACGCTGGGCAGTAATGCTCTGGCGGTGACTGGGACGGCGGCTATTAGTGGCGCGGTTACTGGTGCGTCTTTGGTTTTGAGTGGTTCGTTAACCACATCGCAGACTTCTGGCATTATCGGCACCACGACAAATAACAGTGCTAATGCGGGTAGTGTGGGGGAATATGTCAGTGCCACAGCATCAAACGTATCTTTGGTAACTGGTACGCCCAAAACAATCACTAGCATTTCTCTAACCGCTGGAGATTGGGACGTAACGCTTGTGGAACAAATATCTGGTGCTGCTTCCACAAATGTCAATTATGGCATTGCATCTATTTCATTGGTGAACAACACAGCGGACACGGCTCTTGACAGGATCAACTATGCTCCGGGTGGCAATACTATAACAAACCTTAATGCGCTTGGCCCGGTAGTCCCCAGTGCGCGGTTTAGCCTTTCTACTACCACTACAATTTACGGGGTATGCCAAGCAGGGTTTACCGTTAGCACACTATTGTGTAGCGCAAGCCTTCACGCACGAAGGGTTCGTTAAATGACCATCACCCGCAACTTCTCGGTACTTGCTAACGGCGCTGGCTCTGCCAATACCCTGTCGCTGGGCGGTGCCACGCTGGGGTCTAATGCTCTGGCTGTGACGGGCACGGGCGCTATTAGCAGCAATCTGCTGGTGGGTACGGCAAGTTCTTCTGATAGACTGGTCGTTGACGGTAACAACGGTATTCGCGTAAGTGGTATTTCAACAGGAAACCGCGCTCTTTATATTCCTTCTGGCGATATTCTTTTTGACAACGCCAGCGCACGCTCCGAAGTCCGTAACGACGGAAACAGCTCAAGCGAATTGCGCCTGTCAGGGCGCGGGTTTGTTACCGTTTATACTGGTGGCTCTGGTTTAGGCACAGGCAGCGAACGCGCCCGCTTCGACGGCAACGGCAATCTCGGCATCGGCTTGACGCCTAGTACATGGAATACGTTCACCTCAATACTACAGCTTCCGTCCGGGTCACTTGGCGGAACTGGCGCAACTGACTTCCGTGTTATGGCAAACCTTTACTACAATAGCGGCTGGAAGGCGTATGCCACTGGTCAATGTTCGCAGTATCAGCAGAACGCTGGCGTCCATTCTTGGAATTGCACCCCCAGCACTTCCGCAAATGCCACCCCGACGTTTACAGATCAGCTAAACATCTACGGCAACACTGGCGGATACTTCGGTGACAACCCCACCAATCCCAGTTCTCATGCAGGTCGCTTCCATTTTGGCGGTGCCGCTAGCGGCGGTCAGGTTATTGCCCTTGGGGCTGGTGTAAATACGGCAGCCGCACCCCTTTCCATGTTTGCGAACCCGCAGAGTAGCGGATTTTACACGCAGGATAGTTCAACCGCATCCAACCAGTGCTGGCGGATGATTAACCCCAACGGCACCGTTGGTGGCATAACTGTTTCTGGCTCAAGCACCACTTTTAACACGTCGTCGGACGAGCGCCTGAAGAACTTCGACGTTCCGCAGCGTGACTTTAAGTCAATTATCCAGACCATCATGGTCAAGGATGGTGAGTTTCTTACTTCCCCCGGTGATCGGATGCTGATGATCTCCGCCCAGCAGACTGCTGAAATTGGGTACGTTGACGCTGTTGAATATCCGCAGGACAAAAAAGAACACGATGACATACCGCAGAACATCTACTGGTCCGCAGACTACGCCCGTCTGGCCCCGCTGGCACTCTGGGGCGTGAAAGACCTGTACGCTGAGAACGAAGCCCTGAAGGCTACTGTTGCCGATCTTGTCGCCCGCCTAGAAGCACTGGAAGCTAAATAATGGCTATCAACTTCCCCGCATCGCCCACAACCAACCAGACGTACACCTACAACGGGCGTACTTGGACGTGGAACGGCGTCGGCTGGCAGGCTACGGGATCAACCGGCCTCACGGTCTATACCAAGACGACCTTCACGGCCACGGCGGCTCAGACATCGTTCAGTGTGACCTACACGGTGGGCTTTGTGGACGTATACTACAACGGCTCCAAGCTCTCGACTTCGGAGTACACGGCCACTACGGGTTCCACGGTTGTGCTGGGTACGGCCTGCGCTGTTGGCGATATTGTTGAAACCATCGCGTGGACCATCTCCTCCAGCTTCAACCCGTCACTGGGTTCAGCCAGCGCCACATCCTTGGCCCTCGGCGGCGCAACTATTGGTAGTAATGCTCTGGCTGTGACTGGGACGACGGCCCTGAGTGGTCTTCTCACGGCTGCTGGTGGTGTTAGCTCCACGCTGGTTACGGATGCTACGTCCAGCACGACCGGCTCGATCATCACGGCTGGCGGTATATCCACGCAGAAGGCTCTGTGGGTGGGGACGACGAGCCAGCTAGTTGGGGCTGTGTCATCCAGTGCGGGCATCAGCAACGGGACCGCTGGGCAGATCAGCAATAGCATTAGCCAGAACAGCCTGACCAGCTTTCAGGTCACAAATAGCAATGCTGGCGCAGCGGCACAGGCATCATACCGCCTGTATAACGGCAACACTATTGCCGACCTTTCGGTCTTTGGAACGGCGTTCACAGCAGATGGCGTAAGGGTTGCTAACGGCGTTGCGCTTGATGCCCGCCCCGGCGGTGCTGCTGATTTGGCGTTGCTTGGCACGACTATTCGGTTTGCCACTAGCGGTACAACAGAGATTGCGCGTTTTAATACCAGCGGCTTTACTGTCGGCACTGGCACTGCGCCAGCATTAATTACCCTTAACGGCCAAAGCGGAACGGGCGCGTCTAAAGGCTGGGCAATCCTTCCGCAAGTTGCCGGGGTGGCGGCTGGCATTATTGGTAGCGAAAACTATGTGTTTGGATCGAGCGACACCAATATAGTCATTCAGGCTGCTACTGGCAAAAGTGTAAAAATATTCTCTAATGCTGGTGGAGCTGGCGTAACAGTCAATTCCGCTGGGACAGTGACTATGAACGCTTATGGCGCTGGCACGGCAACATTCGACGGCAGCGGAAACATTACTTCCTCGGACATTCGCATCAAATATGACGTTGCTGAGTTCGTAACGCCCCCCGGTGTTCTGGAAGCCATTACGCCTAAAACTTTTAAGCTGATCTCAGAGCGCGACAATGTTGCGGTTACGTTTGACAAAGACGGCGAAAAAACATCAACCCCTACGCCTATTGATGACACCCATATCGGGTTTATTGCCAACGACATTCAGTCCATTCTGCCAGATGCCGTTGATTGGTCTAACACAGAAGATGAAATCCTAAACTATAGTGACCGCGCACTAATTGCTGTTTTGTGGAATGAGACAAAGGCCCTAAAAGCCCGCCTCGCAGCACTGGAGGCTAAATAATGCCCGCGAACCTCACGACAAAGTTAGGCCAGCTTGTTGATGTGCTGACGCCGGATACGACCAACACCCGCATCGGTGTGGCTAACGCTAGTCCTACGCGCACACTGGATGTGACGGGTACGGGTGCTATCAGCACTTCGCTAGCCATCGGCGGCGCGACCATTGGAACTAATGCTCTGGCTGTGACTGGGACAAGCGCCTTGAACGGGCTTGTAACTGCCACTAAGGCTTCGGCGGGAGATAGTTTTAGTTGGACGAACGGCGGCGCAACGCCCAAAACTGGGTTCCTGTATTCCGATAGCGCCGTTGTCGGTATTTTCAATGTCGCGGGTGCTGGCGCTGGGCGTAACGGCATCCAGATTTCGTCTACGGCAGTTACCTTAGATATAAATGCGGGAACGAATACAGCAACCTTTAATGCCTCTGGATTCGGCATCGGCATGACGCCGAGCAACGTGCTGGATATTACGCAGACGCAGAACGCAACATCTATAATTAGCCTGCTTAACGCCAACACAAGCACCGCAGCAGGAAGTTCTTTGCGGCTACTAAATTCTGCAAACACTGCTTTTATTCAAGTGCAAGGCACCGGCTACACTACAAGCGGCCTTATCCAGCAGGACGGCATGTATATCGGATGGGGCGGTGCCGGTGGCATAACACTAACAACTCGTGCAGCCCAGCCTATCTACTTCGGCATCAACAGCACCGAAAAAGCCCGCATTGATACCAACGGGTGCCTTCTGGTTAACCAGACTTCTAGCGCGGGGTCAGGGCAGAAACTTCAAGTTACCGGGGGTATCACTTTTGGTTCCTTTGGTACCGGCACAGTAACCTCTGATGCCAGCGGCAACCTTAGTAGCGTTTCGGACCCTTCGCAGAAGGTTATTCTCGGCGGGTACAAAGACGGCTTGGCTGAGATTATCGCCACGGCAACACCAGAGTTTATGGGGCTGCACAAGTGGCGTCCTGAAAGCGGTATGGAAACGGAAGGTACATACGCCTCATTCTTTGCACGGGATGACTTTCCCATTACAGGCGCAGTACATAAAAATGGCGAAAGACCTAATTCTTTCAGTGACCGCCCTGTCCTTATGGCCGTCATCAATGCCATAGCAGAACTCACCACCCGCCTCGCAACACTGGAGAATAAATAATGGCTAACACATACACATGGATAGTCGAATACATGTCCTGCTACCCGGAGGCTGACGGCGAGACGGATGTCGTCTTCACCGTGGGCTGGCGCTGTAACGCCACGGACGGCACCTACAATGCCACCCAGTACGGCACCGTGAGCGTCCCATACGTTTCCGGTGACCCCTACACCCCCTATGCCGATCTGACCGAAGTTCAGGTACAGGGCTGGGTCTGGGCCAACGGCGTCGATCAGGCGACCACAGAGGCCGCGCTTGCCACTAACATTGCCAATCAGGTCAATCCCCCTGTCGTAACCCCACCCCTACCTTGGAGCGTTTAATGAACCTCGAACTCACTATCGAACAGGTCAACATCATCATGCAGGCACTGGGTAACGCCCCCTACATCACGGTCGCCCCGGTGATTGCCGAAATCCAGAAGCAGGCCGCGCCGCAGGTTAACCCGGCCCCGGAAGC